TCCGGACGTAGTCTATCGCGAGCATTGAAGGCGTGGCGCCCGCGGCGCCTGCCACGTGTGCAATGCCGAAGTAAACCAAGCTCGAGCCGGCCGGACCACCCGTCGGCGAGTTGACTATGGCGTCCCCGCTACCCGAGTCGACGCCGAAGGTCCGATAGGTGTTAGTTGCCGCTTGATAGTTGATCCCTTTGATGTCCGTTCGGTACCACTTGTTCCGGCTCGTTCCGCCGAACGCGCTCGCGAGGTTGCGTCCCATATCGAGATTCACCGGCGCCGTGCTCGTCTCATACACTGAGACGTATACACGGTTTGCAGGGTCCGGCGTTCCGCCCGCGTTCGCCCAAAACGCAACCTCCTGATAGCGCCCGCTCGCGGACGAGTCGTGTCTGTATGGTGTTCCGCACCTTGTAAAGTAGGTGTCCCCCGGCGCGAGCGTGATCGATTTGAACACGTAGATTTGTTGTGACGCCGGACCCTGAATGAACAGCCACGATCCAATAATGCTTGACCAATAGGTGTTGCCAACCGGCCCCGTGGTATCCCACGGATTGATATCGCCGCCCCGGGTGAGCGTCACTCCGGCGAGCGTTCTAACTGTCCACCCGCGCACACTGAGATCGGCCGATCCGCTGCTAAACTCGTCGTCGAAAGCGTTAGGTACCGACGGCGGATCCTGATAGGGATTGCCGCTCGAGACATAGGCGGGTGGCGTCGCCCACGAGTCCACGATCACAACGTCTCGAAGTGGGCGGGCGAGCGCGCCGCTGTAGTAAACGCCGCTCGGGTCCGGCGCGCCTTGCGACAACCACGTGTCATAGGTGCCATTGATCGCGGCGTCCATGCCTCGCATCTTGTATGTGACAGCGGCTGTCATAGATGCCACCGATCCGACCGTTCCGACGGTCCACAGATTGAGTCCCTGATATCCGAGGTTGCTCGGATCGAACAACAGATTTTTGTGTAGCGTTCCCGCTATCGTCCCGTCGAGTCCGAGATCGTATGCAGTCATGTTAGTTAGTCGGCGTGGTAGCGCCGTCCCACGGTAACCACAGCGCGCCGTGACAAACCCAGCGCTTACTGTCGAGCGTGTCTAAGCCAGTAGTGCGCTGAGCGGCAACGGTCCAGCGCGCGAGCGTTGACCAGCCTTTCAAACCGAGGTTTGTAGAAGCGACGTTAGGCCGCCCCCAAAGCAACGGCAAAGCGTCGTTCTTCGCGTTGAATGGATTTAGGCCCGTGCCGCCGTAGGATACGGCGGCTAACTGGCTTGACGTGATCAAGCCGTTTTGCAAGTTCCCGAACGCTGAACAGCCTGGCATGACATACCCAAAGACTGTCATCGCCGCATCCATCCACCCCCACGTCCCGTGATTGCTTCCGCCATTCGCTAAGAACAATCCCGAAGTGAGTCCGGTTCCCGCACCTTGGCCGAGTGCGCCGATCCAAAAACAATCGGTGGTTCCCCAGTGCCACACTACAGGATCCGGATCTTCCGGTACGCTTTGAACCGGATCCATCATCAAACCGAACTGTGTAGCGCCGCCCGGCGTAGCAAATCCCGTGAACCAAAATCCGTAAGGCGCCGTGCCGCTCGCGAATCCCTGACACTTGACAGCGCTTGTTAGCACGCTAGCCGGAAAGAACGAACCCGAATAGGTCGGCGTTGCGTCGCTAGTGCCGCCCGGTAAATACTTTTCATCGGTCGCACTCGGCGTGACGGTTGCCGAAGGTGAGCCGCCCGTAAACTTCGCGAGCGCTGAATACTTGACGCGCAACGGGCCGGCGTTGTTGTGCTGGACTACTATCTCGCGTCGAGCACCGGGATCCTGTAAACGCGCCCACGCGCGCGCGTTCGACCAGCCGAGCGCACCGGAGCCGGTTCCCGTAAACACCTTCCCGGTTGCGTTGTAACCTGACAACCCGTCGCCGCTCGCCTTATAACTCCACCCGGCGCTAACTAACATTTCTACGAGTAGCGACAACGCTTGACCGTACGTTGTCGGAATCACGTTTGCGATGATTGCGTCCGCCATGGCTTACCTTTCAAACGCGACACTTCGACACGACACGTACTGATTCACCGATCCGCCCACGCGACGAAGCCGCACGCTGTAGAGCGCTTCACTCGCCGGGAGCGTGATCGCCGCCGTGACCTTCGTCGTCTTGATCGCGGTGGTAGACAGCGTGGTTCCGACGATCGTTCCCGCTGTGAGGTTCCACAGCTCGAGCTGGACTGTCTGTCCCGCGGCGCTCGCTTCGAGCTCGGCGACGAGCGTAAACGCCGAGCCGTACGGTGTGGCGTCGAAGCGATAGACACCGATCTCCTCGTAGTCGGTTTCGACTGTCGTCGTCTTGCGCAAGTCGAATAGGAACCGGAGTCCTTCGGCTTGCGCTTCGAGCGCCGCCACGTCTGTTTGTACGCCGTCGACTTCGGTTTCGAGCGCGGTTAGGTCCGTGTCGAGCGTGGTGATCTGAGTCTGCAAGGCTTCCGCTACGCGGAACTTCTCGCCGGCCGTGTCCATTTCTAGACTTGCGTCCGCGAAGGCGTCTTCGAGCTCGATCACGTCGCCGGACAGCAGCGAGGGACCTAGCGGGCGCGCTACGGGCGCCGAGCGCGGGACGATAGTCGCGGGCGTGGCGACGAGCGGGCGAGGCGTAGCGGGCGCGAGCGGCGCGGGAACCGTATTCACGAGCGGGACGCCTTGAATCACAACGGGCGTTCCCTTGATTACGATCTGTCCGAGCGGGATCCCTTCGCCGCCTTCGGCGCTCGAGATGAGAAGCCAGTTCCCGTCGGGATCACAGATCCACTCGCGATAGGCGCCGGTAAGCTGCAATCCCGCGTTCGCGAGTCCGGAGACGAGCTCGCCCCCGTCGTCCTCGAGCAAGTAGCCTTCGGGCGCCATCACTTCGAGCAAGCCGGGCGAGTCGTCCGAGCCTACGACCTTGAAAGCGATCCGCTTGCCGACGAGCTCGGCGAGCGGGTGCGCCGCGATCCCGTAGATTGCATTCGGGTGCGCGGCTTGCACGCGATAGACGAAACCCGGCTCAACCGTGGTTTCGCCCGCCACCGGCTCGAGCACCACCGACAAGCCGCGCGAAGCATGCTTCGCGAAGTATCGATCGAGAATGCTCACGCGCTAACCCTCACAATCGATCCGACCATGAGCCAGTTTCCTTCGGCGTCGCACAGCCACTCGCGATACTGTCCGACCGTTTGATCGTCGAAGGCGAACACGTTCCCGAGCTCGCCCGCGTCGTCCTCGATTTGCTGTCCGACGGGAACGGCGACGCTCAACACTCCACCCGGAACGGTCGGAGCGCTCGAGTAGACCTTCACGCCGAAGCGCTTCCCGGACACTTCCGCGAGCGTGTGCGTAACCATGGTGAGCACGATCGGATCGTCGCTTCCTGCTACCCGGTGCAAGTATCCCGGCTCGACGGTCGCGTCCGCGCTCGCGATCGCCGTTGCGACCGGGAGCTCGGGAACCGTCTCGACGAATAGTCCTTCGAGGAAACCCATGTGCCACCTCAGTAGTTACGCGGACCCGGGTCCACGAAGCTCACTTCGACGCCCGAGATCTGTAAGTCGTTCGCGCTCGTGTTAGGGCAGCCGATCGTGATCCAATAGCTCGAGTCACCTGCAATCGTCGCGCCGCCACCGTTCGCCGTTGCAACGTCCGGTGTGCTTCCGGACGTGACGGTTCCCGACGAGCCGGTTCCGACAGCGGCGGGCGAACCGAAGACGCCGGTTGAAAAGTTGGGCGTTTGTTTGCTGATATCGATGGCCCAGTCCGCACTGGCGCCGGGCGTCGCTACACAGACCTTGCATGTGCCGAGCGTCGCTCCCGCTGGCAACCGGAGCGGAAACTCTACACGCGAGTTAGGGGCGAGCGTGAGGCTTCCCGGGACAGTTGTTAGTGAGACGCCCGAAGTCCGATCGGCGAGTTGATACGGTAGGACGATCGTCCGAGTCGGCGGCGAGTGATAGAGATACTCGAGATCGGCACGGAAGTTTCCGAACGCGTGAATCGTGTTTGCGCTGAGCGTGTCACCGACCAGCATATTCCCGCGATTCGTGTCCCACGCGGTAGGCGCCCACACTCCCGCGCCCGGCGCTTTGCCGTACCAATGAAGCTCACCGTTGAAGCAACGCAACACGTTGCTTTCGTACGCATCGTTATCCTTCGACCAGGTTTGACCCGGCGACGGGGACGGCGCTTCGTTCCACTTCGCGTTACTCGTGATCGCCCAGTTGCCAAACGAGCCGTTGCCTGAGCCGCTATAGAAGCGGACATACTGTCCGCCGTCGTTCAGCTTGAATGCAAACTGTTCTTTCCAAATGTTCGCGGGCGAGCTCGTGTCATCGTTCGCCGCCGCGATCGATTTGAGCATCGACGTTCCCGCGGCGAGGATCTGGAATAGCTGTCCCTGAGTCCACGTCTTAGCTTCGTCGAACTTCGCCGCGTGCAAGTTGAGATTGTGCGTCCGGTTCGCGAGACCTTGCGCTAGCGTCTCTACGTCGTCCGTTCGGAAGGCGCCGGGATCGGTACCGTCGGGAACGGTGATCGTCGCCGGATAGCTATCGGCTTCGGTGAGTGTGTGGCTCATGGGTCAACCTCGATATAGTGCGGCGATGCGACGGCGTTCCAGTTCCCGGGCGTGTTCCACGTCTCGGCGGGATCGAGCGCGTTCCAAAACTCCGAGTCGCTCGACATGAGTACGATCGTTCCCTTGCAGTGCGCGGCGTTCCATTGCTGAGGGATCTTCCGAAGCTCGGCGATCTCGGCGTCCGTGGGCGGCGTGCTTATCCACTGGTCGGTGTGATAGATAAGCCACCACCTCGCCCATAGCTCCGGACTGCCGTCCGGCGACCATGCGAGATCGTCCCGCGTGATTGTGTCAATGCTCCCGTTCAGCGTGAAGCGTCGCCCGCTGCGGTATATGAGCTCGATCGGAAAGTCGTTAGGCGCGAAGTAGTAATACAGCTGAGAGAGTAGCGCGTAGGGTCCACCGCGGACTTGATGGCTCGCGAGAAACCCTGTCAACCGAGCGGCGTAGGCTTCGTTGGTTTCGAACAAGCCGCGGTAGATTCGCCGCTCACGTCCGAGCACCGGAAGCGAGTCGAACGAGTAGTAACCGGGAAAGCGTTGCCACACGCCCGCGCGTAGCGCGTCGCCGAAGCCGTCGAGCTGGATTCCCATGGCATAGAGAATCTTTTCGGCTAGGCCAGTCTGCAGCCACGGCGGCGACACCTTCCGGATCGTGTCGCGGAAGCGCAAGACAACAGGGACGGGCGTGTCGCTCATAGGTCACCCCCGAAGCCTTCGGGCGGTGGTTCTTCGTGCACCACTCCCGAGATCGATCCTTTGATCGGAACGTCGTTCGGATCTAGTTCCTCGTCGGTGAGCGGGAGCGACACCGTCACTTGGAAGATCTCGGGAATCGCGTTGAAGATCGCTTTCTCAATCGCGTTGATAAACACCTTGCCCGGATCCGTTCCAATCACGTTGCCACCGATCGGTTGCGACGCGAGGAACGCTTCGATCGCGTCGTCGATCGCTTCGGTGATTTGCGGACCCGACAGCGCGCTTGTGTTGTACATCCACAGCTCATAGGTCACGGCGACTACAAACGCCGTCGCCGAGATGACTTCCGCTGTCACGGCGAGCGGCGCCGCTTTGCGTTGCACGGCTTCCATGGCGATCCCGAGATCGCTCGTCGGATCGTCCACGTCGCCCGGGACTTCGCCGTTCACGCTCGCGACGTACACCCAAACATGTCCGCTCCCGTCCTTCACGATCCGAACGCGATTGATCCCGAGTGGCGTCCCGTCCTCGCGAGTCGCCGATCGAACGGCGTAGGTGTACGCGTCCCATGGTCCCATAGGCGACAGCGCGCCCAACTTCTGCTGTGCACGCGATCGAAGCTCGGGATCGCTTTCGGCGTTCGTTCCCGTGAGCGCTCCCGCGTTCGAGCAAGTGACGTTTAGGATCGTAGTCACGAGCGCCGCGATCTCGCCCGGGTCCGCGCTCGAGTCCGCGCCCGCTTCCGTTGCCTGGATTTGGATCGTGAGCGTTTGAAGCGCGTTCAGCGTGAAGGCTTGCGTGTTGCGATAGGTCTTGTTCGTTGCCGTGTTCAGGAAGATCCAATCGTCGGGATCGACCGTGTACACGCCGCCGCCACCGTTCACGAGCGTAAGCGAGCCGCTCGCGAACGTCGCTCCGAGCCGCTCGACGCCGTACCCGTAGCGCGCTACCAGCGTGAGCCACGATCCCGAGCTGAACTGTAGGAAGCCGCTTCGACAGATATTGGCTTGCAGGTTCGACAGCGCCGCGAGCACAGCGGACACGGCAACGATGATTGTCCGGACGACAGCTCCCGGCTTCCACGTCGTAGTCACAACGCCGACGATCCCGAGCACGTCGTAGATCGATTGTTGGACTTCCGCCCGGGTCACGGGTTGAATGAGATCGTCTAGCTCGAAGTCAGCCATTGATCGTTACCCCTAGGACTTCGCCGTCAATCACGGCGAAGGTGAAGTCGAAGTCCCGTAGCTCGGGATCCTCCGGCGTAATGAACACTTGGATCGACGCTTCGAGCGTGACGAGGTTGACTGTTAGTTTCACGTCCGACAGCGCGACGCGATCGTCCTTCCGCGATTCGCCGGTGAGCGCACCGGACAGCGCGCGCAAATCGGTTTGTGTGATTCCGCGATTGAGAAGCGAACGCACGTCTAAGCCAAAGTTTTCGTCGTCGATCAACGCACCACGCGGAGTCACGAATCGTCGGATGATTGCTTGAACGATCGCCTTCGGCGAAGCCGGGTCAACTTCGGCGAGCTTCGGATCGAGATCGAGCGTGCACGAGAGATCGGTTCCATACGCGAGCGCGCCCGTAGGGACGGCGACGATCCGTGTAAAGCTCGCGAGCTCGAGCGCGAAGGCGGCTTCGAAGTCGGGATTCACGGCTCCACCTTGACGATCTCGCCGAGCGCCGCCCACGTGGCGGGAATCGTCGTAATGAGCACAACGGCGTTTGCGTGGTCGCTCCCGCTCCCACCCGGAACACCACCCGCGAGCTCACCGTCGAGCTCGCTTCCGAGATCGTCCGTGTCCCCGTCGAATGCATACCCGTGCACTCCCGCCGCCCCTAGCGGCGTTTGCAAGCCGGTCAACACGGCGAGTTGTGCTTCGATACCCGCTGTGATCGAAGTGAGCTCGGAGATCTTCGCCGATATCATGGCGATTTGCTCGCTCATGGTAGGCGGCGTGAGTCCGAGTCCGATCGCGGCGTTCAGGCTCGAGATCAAATCCGTTGCGATCGTGATCTGTGCGGCGAAGCTTATGGGCGCCGGAGTCCAGCTCGCGAGCGCGGCGACTTGCGCTTGCAGGTTCGCGAGTCCCGGCGAGATACCGGCGATGCCAGCGTCCACCGCGAGCGCCGCTCCCGGGATCGCGTCGCCCACACTCAAGCCGCCGAGATAGACGAGCGTCACCCGATCCTGACCTTTCCCGATCCGGTTTGAATCGATCCGAGCGCATAGTTGATCGGGAACGTGATTACGCCGGTCGCTGGCGAGCCGCCCACTGTCCCGCTGAATAACGCCGTCGGCGGTAACAACACTTCGACGGTGTCACCTTGCCGCGCCGCGGGCGAAGCCGGCTCACCACCGATCACGAGCTCGACGGGGACGTAGGCGCTCCCGTCCTTCCCGGCGTAGTGAGTCACGATCGGTTGCGAGCGATCGCCTTCAATGAACGAGACGAGGACTTCGACGCCGGGCGTTAGGTCCGCGTGCACGCCCGCGACTCCTGGCCACTGTGAGATCGGTTCGATATCAGGCAAGCCGATCGCACGGTTGACGGCTTGCAGTGACACGCGACCTTCGGGTCCGGCCGCCATGTTCACCACACGATAACGGTACAAGCCGAGTAGCGGTGCTTCGGTGGAACGCGTCGCAACTCGCGCGACGAGCTCGGCGAGCCGACCAGCCGAGCGGCTCGAGCCGCCACACCAAGCCGAGACGCGCACACCCGCGGCGTCGACTTGTACCGTGTATTCGCGGACCGTTTGCGGCGCGGGAAGCGCCGGACCGGTGAGCGTGTGTCCGATCGATAGCAAGCTCGGATCGTCGAGATTGACTTGGACGATCTTCGTCCTCGGATCGAACGCTTGCACCTTGTACGAGTCGGCGAGTAGGGGCGCGGGCGTGGGGCGCTCGCCGACTTGCGTCACGCCTTCGAAGTCCACCCACCACAGCGCGGACCCGATCACGTCTTCGAGGACACGGGAAGCCGGCTCGTTCGCGTCTCGGACGTAGTTCGCTCCGATGCGATCCGTTTCAGGCGTGAAGTCGCCGAGCACCTCGCCCACCTCGCGCGCCACGTCTTGAGCGACGAGGATCGCTTTCACGCCCGCGTCGTTATGGTACGCGCGCGCGGACACGGGAGCGCCCCACGCGCCCGCTCCACCCACCACCATGCACCGGCGCCGCTCGCCGAAGGCGCCGTCGAACTGAGCGACGATCGTCCCGGACAGCTGCAGCGCGCCGAGCTTGAGCGTGGTTCGACCGGTGAACGCGGGCGCCGCCTCAAACTCGCACTCGGCGCGCCACGCCCCACGCTGCGACACTTGCAGTTTGCAAGCCGTGAGACGCTGTCCGCCGAGCTCTGTAAAGAATGCAGTCATGGCTTTTTCGCTAGCTCGTCCTCAAACTCTTTTTGCTTGTCTTCGATCTTCTTTTCCCACGGATCGACGGGCGTAGCCTTCGAGCCGTCTTGCTTCGTGAGCGAATACTTCGGCACACGCGACTCTAGAAACTTCACTTCGATCGACCATTCGCCGTTGTCACTCGTCTGTATGGGCGGTCCCATGTCTTCGACTTGCACGGCGTAAATGCCTTGATCGACTAACAGCGGGTGCCAGATATCGAGCGCACGCGGACGCTTCCCGACGGGCGGGCGATCTAACAGCGGCTTGAACTTGTACCAGTCGATCCAATCTTGTTCAGAGTAGAGCCGGAACGTGATCGAGAAGTGAGCGAGCCGGATCCCTTTGAACCACAGAAACGATCCGGACCACCCGTAACCCGGACGTTCCTCCCACTCGCGCGGCGAGTTTGCACCTTGGATCTCACACAATCCGGGCGACCACTTTTGCGCGAGCCAAATCCGATCGGCCGGCTCTATGAGTGGAATCCAGCTCACGCGGGCGCTCCAATCTCGACGGCGAGTCCTTCGAGCACAGACTCGAGCTCGCGGCGAATGTCGAGCGCCATCCCCTTCGGATCGTTCGATTGCGCGTAGACGTTCAGCGTCTCGATCGTCACGCTCTTACCGCCCGGCTTGCCGCCGCTCTTAGCTGCAGCTTTGCCGCCGCCCGCGAGCGAGCCGCCCGCCTTCGGCATGCCGCCGAGATCGGGCATAGTCGCCGCGGCATCTACCATGTGCTCCGTGGCTTGCTGTGCGGCGGGGGCGTTTTCGTCGACGCCTTCGGCGACGCCCGCGGGGATCTCTTTACCCAGTTGCGCAAACACCACGGACGGCGAGTAGATTCCTAGGAAGTCTTTGAACGAGCTCACAGCATCCATAGCGAGCTCTTTCATTACGTGTCCCATGTCAGTTTTGGCGACAGCTGAGATCCCCTTTATGATTCCCTTCACGATCGATTTTCCGAAGTCCACCCATACATCGATTGTCTCGAGTAGGAACTTTCCGATCGAGCTCGCGCCTAACAGCTCCTGGATATAGGTCCACAGTTCGGAAAGCTTTTGGCGTAGGAAGCCGAGCGCCTTTGCGAGCGTGGGCGACACGAGACTAACGTCTTTGAACAGCAGCCTAAACCAGTTGACAACACGGCCGATGATATCGCCCGCGTCTTCGAGCAATGTGTAGATTGCGAAGAACGCTTTGATTACGTCCCACACGGGCGCGACTAGGGTTTTCATCACATAGAAGAACGCCTTGAAAGCGAGCTTCGCGGTTACTACTGCCGCCGTGCCTTCGCCTAAGCCGTCGAACAGTGAGCCTTCGCCGAAGGTCTTACGAAACTCGCGACGAAGCTTTACCACCTCGATTGCGAGATCGAGAAGTGCGAGCACCATTCCTTGTATGAAGCGCTTTACGAGCGGCGCACCCTTGCCACTGAGATCGTAGAACGGTTGCAGCGCCGCCGTGAGTACGGACTTCAGCGCACGTCCCGCCGCCGTGTTCTGACTGATCTGGTCGTTCACTTCCGCCCACGCGGACAAGTATTTGTCCATTTTGATCCCGGCGAAGAGTGCATTCCAAGACTCTTTGAGCTTCTGCGCCTGCACCTCGCTCGACACCATCATTTGCTTAGCCGTCGGACCGAGCTCGTTTTTCACTCGGTTCACGAGTCGATCGACGCCTTGACCTGACATGTTCGCGCCCGCCGCCCACCCGGCGAACGCGTTCGCGGCTTCCTCGCCTTGCACGGCGAGCTTGATAGACACGGCTTCGAGCGTCTTCGTGAGCGCGGCGCCGCGAAGGCCCATACGGTAGAGTTGCGTCTCGTACTTCGCGATCGAATCACGGCTCGCCGGAGTCGACGCCGCCACGCGATCGATCGCGTCTTGCATTTCCTTCGCGTTGCCTTTCACGCGCTGATACATGAAACGAAGCTTCGTCAAGCCTTCGAGCCGTAGCAGCTCGTTACGCCGCGCTTCGGCTTGCGCTTTGCCGTAGTCGTAGAGCGCTTTACCCGCGGCGATCGTTGCGACCGTCACGGCGACGAGCGCCGCCGCTATCGCGAGAATCGCGGCGACGAGTCCGCCACCGATCAACGTCTTGAGTCTACCGAGCCAACTTGCGAGCTGTCCGAGCGGACCCGGGACGGCGCCCGCGGTTTTCTGCAAGCCGTCGAGCGACTTCGTAAACGACTCGAGCTTGTCGGGTGGCTTCACTTCGGCTTGTTTGTCGACGATCTGTTTCAGCTTCTCGACGAGTCCGCCGCTACTCTTCTTTGCTGTGGTGAACGAGCCGCCGAGCGCGATCGACTGTTGTTGGTTGTCTATGAGACGCGCCTTCGTCGCAACCATTTGCGCGTTCAGCTTCCGGTAGGCGTCGACGTTCACCGAGCTTCCGCTCTGTAGAACCTTCATAGCCTTGTTCATTCCGGCGAGCGCTTTCGTGTCCGCGGCGATCTGAGCGTCGAGCTTGGCGAGCGCGTCCGCGGCGCTCGTGGCGGCGTCGGTGACGCCGTCCTCCATATTGACTGTCCAGCTGGTAGTGTCGCCCGCCATAGCCCTAGCTCGTCGTTGTGAGCGCCTTACGGATGTTTCGAAGCTCTATGAGCGCGTCGAGTAAGAGCAGGATCCCCGCGTAGGCTTCCGCTTCTCGCTCGTCGGATTTGTCCGGGCGGTGTCCGAATGCAGCTAGTAGACACGTAGCGGCGACACCGACTCTGTCACGGCTCGCCCGGTACAACTCTAGGGTTTTCCCGAAATCTCCTCGAGCCGCACACCCGCGAGCGTGTGCAACGCGCTTGCGCACCGGGCGAGCGTCGCCGGTTCTTCGTCGCAAATCCGCTCGTACTCCGGGAGCGTCGGATACACGAGACAGGGTCGAACGTATTCGAGCAAATACTTAGACTCTGTCTTGCCGCGATCCTGAAACTTCCGAAACGTGGCGACGTGCGGGCGCTTCACGATCACGACGCCGAGCGACGTGTGAACTAGAGCGATCTTCGTTCCGACCGGACCGTGTTCGATCTCGGCGGCTTCGACGGCTTGCTCGTTCGCGAGGTTGAGCTTTTCCTCCGCGAGTTGTGCGGCGGCTTCGCCCGCGCGCAAACGCGCTTCGCGTTGCTCGAGCACGCGAGCTCGCTCCGATCTGACTTGAGCGAGCTCGCTGTCGAGCGTGGAATCGGTCTGTGGTTTGGCTGGTGTCACAACACGGTCCTTTCAGTTAGGGCGCACCTTCGGACGAATCGAACAACACGAGTCCGTTCCGCCGAATGAGCATTGCGTCGATCTCGATCTCTTCCTTCAAGGGATCGGCGCTTTCCTCGTCGGACGAGCTATTGCCGCCCCACACGCACCGATCGATCTCGACGGTGAGCGGAAGCTCGTCGGCTTCCACGTAGCTCACCATGATTTGAAACTCTACGTCACCGTAGGAGATCCCGTCCTTCGAGCGCGCCGCGAGTCCCTGTCTCAGCGCCTGAACGCTGGACTTCCACCCGACGAGCTTTACCGGCTCGATCGTGTACTTGCCGCGCGAGCGTCCGCGCGGCGCGTGGTGGCGCGTCATACCGTACGCCTTCACGCGTTCGCGCTTGTCCGCGAACGAGATCGACGTGAAACCGGTGAAGCGCTCGAGATCGATCTTGAGCTCGATCGATCCCCACGACAGTTGGTTACCGTTCACTCTGATGTTATCAGACATTGACGTGTGCTCCTGTTAGGCCGCCTGAACGGTGATCGCCGGGTTGTAAAATCCGACTTCGAGGTTCACGTATTCCGGGTAGGCCAGCGGAATCACGCGCGCCGTTCCGGTGAGCGTCTTCGTGCTCAACACGTTGTCGAAGCGTGAGAGAACGAACTGAACGCCCGAAGCCTTCGGTTTGGCCATGAGTACGGCGGACATTGCCGCCGTGGCTCCCGCTTCGATCTCGAGCGCTTCGGACTCGAGAATCAGTCCGGAAGTTCGGTCCACCCGGATCGGTTTGTTGAGCCGGCGAATGAAGTACATGCGCAACGCCGCGTGAGCGAGGTTGAGCACGCGCCGGTGTGGCATCAGTTGGAAGTCCGAACCTTCCGCGCTGAACAAGCGCGGACGCGTGACGTAGACGCCGGACAAGCCGTCCCACGTGCGGAGCGTCGCGAAGCGGCTGTCGTCGAGTCCGGGATTGATCGACTCGTCGTGCTCGTCGGGATTGCCGTTCGCGTCGCGAATGGACACGCCGATCAAGCCGCCTAGGTTCACGTCCGCGATATCGATCTCCTCGGACACGCTTTGCTCGAGCGCGCCGGTTACGAACGCGACCGGCCGGCGATACTGCCGCCCGCTCACCGACGAAATGACTTTCAGCGCGCCGCCGTAGAGCGATCCCGTCTTCGTCGTCTTCGCCGAGAAGATCGTATCGAGCGCGGTCTTGTAGGACGACTCGGACTCCGCGGCGTTTGGAATCCGCGTGTTGCCCACCCACGCGCAATACTTGCCGCGCGTGAAAAAGCTCGCGAATGCGGTTTCCACCGCGTCGAACGTTGCCGCGATCAACGGGAACGCCATCAAAGCGATCTCCCACGCGGCGATCGTCGCGCCGAGCGCCGTCAACGCCGTTGCGAGCGTGGTGGCGTCGGGAGCCGGCGCCGTCGCTCGAGCGGCGTAGGTCGCACCGGCTTTCAGCGTTCCGACGGCGAACGCGAACGACACGCCGCCCGCACCCGGAATCTCGTAGGTGACAGCCGTTCCGAGCGCGAACGCCGGTCCGAAGCTTCGTCCGCCATCGTACGAGATCTGTGCAGTGATTCCCGCCGTCCCGACCGTCCCGTCAGTGAGGATCTTCAATAGAAACTCGTAGTCGTCGTTTGGAGTCGGCGACGTGGCGATCGTGACTACGCTCGTTCCGCCGAGCGCGTCCGAAGTCACGGCGCCCACGCTTCCGTTGTCACTCGCCGCTACGCGGGTGAACAACACCGGACGCCCGTGCACTTGGATGTAGCGCGCCGCGGACTCGACTCCGGGTCCGGCGCCGAAGTCCGCTACGAGATCAGTCACGCGCCCATATGCGGCGGGCGTTGCGACCGGACCGGTGTCTGTCACTCCCACCACGGCGAGCATCTTTCCCGTCGTCGGTGGGAGCACGCCGAGCGCACCGTCGAGCTCGGTAATGGTTACTCCGGGTAGTGTCATGGATCTAGCTCCACTGTTAGGTGTTCCGTGTTATCGAGCTCGGTTACGTCGATCTCAGCCTTCGTATCGGCCGGAGCGTCTACATAGGGCGGGCCGTCCGGACCCTCGTCCGGAACCGTTGCCTGTATGGTTCCCAGCACTCGAAGCGCCGTTCCGAAGCGCCGCTCGAGCTTGTCGGTGATCCACTCGGGCGACTCGAGCGTTAGAACGCCGTGCGCCGCGAGATAGACAGCGCGCGCCCAATAGTCGTGAAGCATGCGCGTCGCGTGATAGTTCTTCCGCTCGTCTTCGGGCGCCGCGGGATCGTTGCTCGAGATCACCACGTAGAACTGTTCAAACACAGTGAACAGTGAGCGAGGTTCGCCGCCCGGATTGCGTGGCGGACCGTAGCGACCGGCGACGCCGAGCGGGTTTCCAGGCACCCAAACGATCCGAGATCCCGTGTGGTGTTGAGCGACGAAGCGCCACCCGAACAAGTTGGGAACGGGCGTGTTTGCGGGCGTCGGATCGCCGGGCGGGAGCGACGGCAGTAGGAACGGACCTTCGGCCAGGAAGCGCGCGCATACGGCGTCGTAGAGATTCTCGAGCGCGAGGACGCTAGCCATTGAACGCCTCGCTTTCCCACTTCGCGAAGGCGTCTTCGATCACGACGCGAATCCGTTCAGCCATTACGCGCGGGATCGTTTGTCCGTGCGGAATCAACTGTCGCTCGATACGTCCGCGAGCTCGCCCGCGATCGTGCAACGCTTCCGGACCTTTGATCCGGACAAACACCTTATTCAAGTAGGCGCCCACGTAGAGCGCGGACTCGGCGTTCTGTAGCGGCGCTTCGCCGTCCTTCGTCGGTTGCCACTTCTCGCCGTCGGGAGTCGTCCCGGCTTTCAATGTGCGGCGCAAGTCAGCTTCGACGACGCGAGCCACGTCCGGCGCAATCGAGCGCCCGAAGCCTTCGAGCTTTCGAAGCGCCGTTATGCGTTGCCAAAACTCGGCGTGTACATCGCTCATGTGCTCGTCCCGCTCCCGGAGTCGTCTTCCTGCCTTGCGCGTTGCGCTTGAATCGTCGTCCACACATACGGGGAAGCCTCGGAGTAACCAGCGGGGAAGCCGCGCGCGATCCCGCTCGCGTCCGTGTTCGAGCGCAATGGCAAGTCATAGAGACCTGTTTCGGCGTTCGCGGCTTCCTGAACTTCGGTGCGCGTCGTCTTCTCTTGATCGACGATATGCGTCCACTGCTCGTCGGTGGAGTTTACGCCGCGCTTGAGCATCACTTGCGGCGTCACGAGTCGCGCGAGCCACGGCTCGATCACGATCGGATAGGGCGCACGGAACGGCGCCGCGTAGCGCTTCGCGAGCTTGCTATCGAGCCACGCCGAGAAGATCTCGAGCTGCGATTCCGTGAAGCCGGGTGCGGCGTGCTCCACGTCGTCTATGTAGACGCCGGGAATCGCCGCGAGCAGCCTGTAGCGCGCGAGTGTTAGATAGCTGGCCATGACAGATCAATCCGAGCGCGCGCCGGCCGGAAGGGTGCGGGCGACCGGCGCGCGCTCTACTACTCAAGTCGGAAGGCACTTCATGACCAGGAACGGGTGTCCCGGCGCGATCACATTACGACCGTGGCAATGCCACTCGAGCTCTTGAGCGCGGGACAGGATCGCTTGATCGACCGTCCCATAGTAGTTGATCCTGTAAGGCTCCCGCTGTGAGTATACGATCCCGCCGAGCTGACTCGTGGATAGCGTCTCACAGCCGACGAAGTACGTTGTATCGGACTCGAAGCCGGCGAGCTCGTCGCACTGGATTGGAGTTGCGAAGCCGAGCGCTTTGATCACGGCTTCCACGTCCGCCGAGCCGGCGCCGCTTCCCGCCACTTGAGCGAGGAACTTCGCGCTCGTGAGTTGCACCACGCGCGGGAACATACGCGGACTGCAGAAGATCCACTTTCCGCGCAGCATGCGAGGATCTTCGCCGTTTGGCATCTTGAGCGATGCGATATAGGCGAACAACTTTCCGAGGTTCACGAGCGCCACGTCGAGCGTGACACCGTCGTCGATCCGGAACGCGTTCGAGCCGGTGAGCAGGTTCGCGTAGCTACCCGCCGCATCGTTGTAAGGGTTGTACGGGTGATCGGTCGCGAAGAACGCCTTTTGATCGTACCCGGTGAACAACGACGCCGTGTGAGCATTCTTGAGAAAGAACGCCGTTTGCTTCTGCGGCCAATAGGACATGTACGCGCCGATATCGGCGCTCCACTGGCTGGACAGCTCGAGTCCGCCGCCGTCGGAGTCTTCGAGTTGCGCACGGCTCAACTTCAAGCCGGCGCCGCTGAACTTGTTTTCAAACTCCGTGTATTGCGACACGATATCGTCGAAGCGGATCTGTCCGCCTTTCTGTTGATCGACGATCTGTGCAGTGGACAAGAGCCATTGCACAACTTCGCGGCGTCCGGTGCTCGGACGCATCTTCGCAACCTTGTCCCACCACAGATTCCCATTGAGCCGCTCGTATTCGCGCTCAGTGATAATCTGCATGCGAGACTCAACGTCCATAACCAACTGTGGTGTCAATGCGGGCATGGTCCCTGATTCCTTTCTTAGTGTTAGGCCCTGTTAGGGATCAGGGACTGACATAGGCGTTTGCACGCCACTTGCCGCCGAGGAACAACGCCACGACGAGATGGCGCTTGAGCGCCGTCAACGCCGTTGTGAGGTTCGTGGGACCGGTCGCGTCTCGGTATTGAACCGTGTGCGCGTTCGCCACGCCGTCCGCCGTGAAGTAGAGGACGGTTCCTTCGGTTGCCGCCGCTGGTAGCGTCACCGTCGACGCCGCCGCCGTGGCGGGAATCGGCATTGCCGCGCCGCTCGCGGGCGACGCCGCGATCACGAGATCGCCCGCGGCGAACGCGCCGGGATCCACTTCCGCGAGCGGCGAGTCGCCGCCGCTGAGAAGCGAGTTTGTCAGTTTCTGAACGGCGACACCCTTTGCGGTGTCCACCGCCCAAATACGACCGGCGATGCAACCACCCGCCGTGAGCGTGACGGTTTGATCGTCCGCGAAGTAACAGATCTTGCCGAGATCCGTCGCCGCGATCGCGCTTCCGTTCGCCCACCACTCGACTTCGATCTCGGTTCCGAGATTGACGTTCAGGAGCTTCTCTACGCTCGTCGCGTCGATCGTCTCGGCTGCTACGCCGATGATAAAGAGATCGGATTCGGCGTGCGCCGGTTCGACCTTGCCAGTGGACAAGTCGATACCGATCGAGGCGTGCTTCCACGCCTTATTTCCCACCGCCAGCGGAAACTGGCGATAGGTCCAGCGCTCGAACGAGCGCGTTTTCTCTTTGGACATTGCAGTCATTGTTAGATCCCGTGTGAGGTGTTAGAGCGCGCGCTCGTTAGGCGTCCTTCGCGTCGACCACTTCGGCGTTCAGCACACCGAAGTAGAGGGTTGAGCCGTCCCGGCGACAGCCGAGACGCGGCGCGCGCAAGCCCATGCGCTCGTCGAGCTCGTCGGCGTCCGGCGAGTGGCGCGTCGCAACACGCGGCGCCTTCGTCCCGCCCGGAACCTCTACGTCCGTTTGTCCTTCGGCGCGGGTGGCGGGAACCGTGGTTGCAGCCTTCGGCTTCGGCGCGGGCGCCTTCGACTTCGGCCAGGTTTTGACGGCTTCGCGAAGCGTCTCGATCGGCGCCTTCGACAACACGGCGCGGACTTCCGGTCCGAAGTCCGGACGCTTCGCGAGCAACGCTCGACGCGTGCTCGCATCCTTGCGCGCCGCTTCGGCGGCTTCGAGGCGTTGCACCTTCGCCGCGAGACTGATCTCGGTTTCGGTGGCGGCGGCTTGCGCGGACGCACCGGCGCCTTCGGACTTGGGTTTCTTGTCCGCGGGCGGCTCGTCGTCCATTGCGGTGGTGCTCGCCGCTTGCTTGTCGTCGTCCTCGGACTCTTCCTTCGGCTCGTCGCCGTCCGGTTCCTCGCTCGACGGTTCCTCGTCGCCGTCCGGTTCTTCCTTCGGCGGCTCGGACTCCGCCATTGCCGCGAGTGCGCGCTTTGCGGCGGCGGCGTTCGCGTCGTTACCCTTCGCCACCTTCTCGAGCGAAGCGCGGGCGGTGTCGTATTCGGTTTTCATGCTGAATGCCTTTCCTTCGCTCGCACCGGCGAGCATTTCGTCGAACGTCAACACGGCGTCCGCCAAACCATTGGCGACGGCGTCTTCGCCGTAGAACACGGCGCCGTCGAAGCTGGCGACGCTTGCCGCCGATAGCTGCAATCGGTTTTCTTCGAGCAACGCGAAGAACTTCACGGCGAGCGAGTCGACGTGGCGTTGCGTCTCGGCGATCTCGGCTTCAGTGATCGGGAAGTCGGGATTCCCGTCGAGCTTCCGCGAGCCGCTCACGACGAAGGCGTAGCGAACGCCCGCCGCCGTGTTCTGCGCCGTGTAGTCCGGCCGGCTCGAGAGAACGCCGATCGATCCGGCGCAACACGTGTCGCCGATTCCAATCCCGTGCGTTGCCGCGCTCGCGAGCGCGTAGGCGGCGCTGCAAGCCTTATCGATATAGACGTAGAGCGGCTTACGGGCGGCGAGCGCTTCGGTGCGTAGCGCTCGAGCTGTCTCGAAGCACCCGGACGCGTCGCCGCCCGGCGAGTCGAATCGGAGCACGATTGCGGTGGCGTCGCTCGCGAGCGCCGCCGTGAAACGAGCGCGAATCGCTTCGTAGCTGTCGCACCACATTTCGTCGCGCTGAACGAGCGGACCCGAGATCTCGACGACTTCGACCGAGCCGCAACGCACGTTCGCGCGCGAGCTCGGCGGAATGAACAACTCGAAGAACGCCCGCGGATCCACGGCCAGGAAACCGTGTCGATCGAAGCGTTGCGGCGGGTGCGTGCTTCGGCGAATCATTCGGCCGCCTCCGGTAGTGCGTCGTCCTCACCGTCGAGCGGCTCGAGCTCGAGCTCGTCGCCGCCCGCGTCCTCGTCCACCGGCTCGATCGGCGCCACGTCGACAGCAGTGCTCGTCGGCACGAAGCCGCGTCCGATCTCGCCTACGATCGCTTCGGCGCGATCGCGTGGCATACGGTACGCGTCGATAATCATCTCGACGGCGGTGGAGCGCGGGATCTGATTCGCCGCCGCTTGTCCGAGGACTTCGAGTAGCGAGCTCACTTGCGCGCCGTTCATTGCGGTGTCGGCGACATTCTCGGCGCCGCCTTCGATCGCGCCGTCGGCCGACTCGTCGCCCGCGCCGAGCTGTGGCGTGTCGCTCACGCCGTCTTGATCCTTGTCGTCTTTCACCGGGATCCCGAAGCGCGAGCACATGGCGGCAACGTCGAGCGCAACGGCGTTTGGCGCGAGCGCGGTTTGAAGCGCCGTGATCGCTTGCGCCGCCGTGAGCAGCGATTGCGCTTCCGCCGTCCGATCCTTCGGCGGCGTCACGTCCCACCACATCACGCAAATCTTTTCGTCGACGGCGTCTTCGCCGTAGACGCCGAGCACATACGCCGGGATCCCTTGCGTGTTGATCGTGTGAGCGAGATCGTCCGCCGTCGCTTTGATCAAGTCGGCGCGAATGGACTTGAACACGTCGCCGTTCTGGAAACCGGCTCCACCATCCACGGTCACCGTTTGACCGGTGACGCTCAAAATCATCTCCTGATTCTGTTGATCGATCGTGGTGTTGAAGGACTCCCACCCACGGCCGTTGCTCTCTATGAGCTTGCAATCGTATCCGGGACGTAAGCCAAACGTGGTGTTGATGCCCCACGCCATCACTTGGCGGAACCACGCTTCCTGTTGAGCTTCGCCCGCGCCGTGCGGCGACACCGCGACACGCGCCGGATTTGCGAGCTTCCCTTCCCAGTTGTCTTTCTGTAGCGCCGCGTGCGTCTTACGGATGTACGCTCGTCCGACAGCGCGCCAGATCCCGCCCGCCCACGGCGACATGCGCCCGCCCGGCGTATGCAGGATCCACCGACCGTCGCCGGGAGTGATCGGGAGCAAGCCGGCGACGGAGCGGTAATACCAGCGGTTTTCGATCCACCGATAGACGAGCCATTGCGGCTCGAGCCGGACGAATAGCGGGAAGTCCCTCCCGTCGACGGGGACGAGCTCGCCGACTCCGACGCCGAGACACACGCCGTCCGCCGCCAACATGGCGAGCTCGCCGGGCGGGAACATTTCGTCGAAGACGCTGAACGTCGAGCCGGTCGCTTCGTGTCCGAGCTCGAGATCCGCTACGACTTCCTTGTCCCCGCGGAAATACTTCGGGAGCCGGACGAGTCCCGCCGTCCGCGTGGACAGCACACCGGCGAAGACGCCGTCCGTTCGAGCGGCTCGCATGAGCAAGCCGGCGCCTTCGATTATGCCGCCGTCGGCGGCAACCTCCGCGGCTTCGAGTTGCGCGAGGTACCACCGCGTTTGCGGCGTCGTCGGGATTTGCAGCTGTCCGCCCATACGGCGGCGAAGTTCTTCGACGCCCGGACTATCGAGCGATTGCGTCGCCGCTTGATAGTCGGGTAGCGGTGGCTGGTATGCCGACCTTCCGAGTAGAGCTGCGATTCGCTCGAACACGCGTGGACTAAAACCACGCGCGCGCGTGACACTCAGCTGCGAAGCGATTTAGCGGCGATCGCGGGCTCGAAGCGAGCGCCCCACGCGCCCGCTGGAATCCCGTATAGAGACTCGAGTTTCTCGCGGTGCTCGAGCGTTGGAAAACGTTCGCCCGCCGCCCACAGCCGCACTGTCTGTCCGGCGACGCGACAGCGCGCCGCCACGTCTTCCGAGGTGGTGCGCTGCAACACGGCGCGGAGCAATCGCTCGCCGCGAGTCATGAGCCGCCCCGTTGCCAAAACTCCGCGCCCGCGTAGGGATCGAGCGTCGGTGCGTAGTCGCTCGATTCGTTCGCGGCGACTTGAGCAACGCTCGCCGGGACGGCGTTCGACTCGCGAAGCGACAGCGGCTCCCACACCGATAGGGCGAGCGCGTCGTAGCGATCCGGCGAACGTCCGAGGATCTTCCGCACGGCGTCCTTTGGTGTGAGCTTCACCTTGCCGTTGATTTGTTGCTTCCACTCGAACTGATGTAGCTCGGCGGACAGCTTCACGTCCTCGAGGATTGCGCCGCCGTCTCGGAACCATTGCTCGAGGTTCGCCGCGAGCTCGTCGCGTATCCGGTCGTAGACTTGAGGTTGCCGCACTGCGCCCGCGCTCGCCTTCACCGTCACGAGCTCGAAGATTCCCGCGTGTTGTTCTTCGTAGTCCCGGAGCACTACAGCGAGCTTACTGCCGATCGAGCCTTCGCGATCGATCACGACGACGGGTGTTTCGCGCGGTAAGCGCATGCGTAGCAGCGGGAGCAAGTGGACGAGGTGCATTTCCGGTGTGAGTCCCGAGTGCGCGCGCATAAGAAGCATCTTGAGTCCGCGCCGCACAACGAACACGGTTTCGTCGCCGGTTCCCGACTCGCCCGCGGGATCGATGCCAATGAACAAGCGCCCGCTGTCGCTCGTCTCATGCCACCGCTTCTCGGCTTCGGCGATCGAGTGGAGCGAGAAGATCTTCCCCTCCTCGTGTGTCGCGTGCTCGCCTTTCACGCGCACCCGGTACAGAGCGCTAGACTCGCCCCACTCGATCTTCTTTTCCTCGATCCACTCGGACGTGGCCAAACCCGGGATCACGATTCGACCGGCGCGGACGTTTGGCGTCGTCTCGCTCGAGACGCGTATCGTCTTGTAGAGATGTGCCTTCGACGTGAACGCCTCGAAAAACTCGCCTTCGTTGCGCGTTCCGTTCCCGGCGAGAAGCAAGCGCGCGCCGCCCGCTCGATTGCCTTCGATCGCTTCGAAGATCACGTCCGGGACGCCGCTCGCTTCGTCTACGAGATAGAGCAGGTTCCGCCCGCTGATACCGGCGACGGCTTCGGCTTCGCGCGCCGTGAAGCCTACGATCTCCCGGAAGTCCTTCGACTTGAGTCCGGTCCGCGCGAGCTCGCCTTGTTCGCCGTCAATGATCGCGCTGTGCGGACACGGCGTCGGAATCAGGAAGCCTTCGGGATCTTCCGCCTTGCACGCGACGCAACGCCCGGAGCGAGCTCGGAGCATGCGCAACTCACGCCATAGGATCTGATCCACTTGGCGGCTCGTCGTCGAGCTCATGATTGCTCGAGCGTCGTCGAAGCTGCAGTAGAACCACATAGCGGCGCCCGCGATCAGGTTCGACTTGCCGATCTTGTGACCCGAGCACACAGCTACGCGCGAATGGTCGCGAAGCGCTTCGAGGACTTCGATTTGCTTTTCCCACGGCTCGAGTCCGAGCACCTCGCGAAAGAAGCCGACCGGATCGCGGGCGTACTTCGGCGACGGGAAGCGGACCGTGTTTGCGCGCCGTACAAACTCCTGCAAGACGCTCGCGAGATCGTCCGCGAAGGTTCGCTCGGGATCGAGCGCGACGCGCCGCCGTGCGACTTCAAACGCCTTTGTCGTCGTTGTCATTGGACACGTCCTCGTCGGCGAGCTCGTCGCCGAAGTCAGACTGTCCGTTAGGTGGCGTGCTCATGCGATCGGCTAGCCGCTCGCACACTTCGACAAACAGCAGCCACAGCCACCATAGCAACGCGGCGACTATCAGAACGTAGAACACGCCTTTCATGGTGAACGCTCCATTGTTGCGATTGCGTCGATCACAGCCTTCGCCGCCGCTGGGTGCGGCTCGAGCGCTTTGACGATTGCTTTCTTGAGCCGCAACCACGCCGGGTGATCGGTGACGTAGCGCGCTTCGGATAGCTCGGCGGCGGCTTCGAGCTTTGCTACTTGCTTGAGCACGCGGGTTTCCTCCGCGGCGAGCTTCGAGCGCTCGGCGGGTAACAAGCCGTCTTGCAGTCGATCCCGCTTGAGCGTGCGGGCGATCGCTTTCATCTCGGCGAGCGTCCCGGCTTCGGTGCTCGGCTCGAGCTCGTCTTCGTCCGCGAGCTCGGGTGGCTCGAGCGAGCCGCCCGGACGGCGCACCCACGCGATCTCTGGAATCCCGAAGGCGGAGTAGACGGGTCCGCGCCACTTCGGCGGAACCGGTCGATCACCGGCGCGCCAGTGCATGATTGTCTGCGGCGAGACGCCGATCTGATCTCCGATCTCGGTGAGCGTGCCTTCGATCTCGAGAAGCATTCGCTGTCCTTCGGACTTGACTACGACCGGCGCCGCCGTGAGCGGTGGCGCGGACGCTCGAGCCGCCTTCGCGGATTTGTCAAGCTTGGCGCGGCGTCGATACTGTTTCGGCACTTGTCAACCTCTTTCCGGGATAAAAAAGCGTGCCAACTACCCGGTTCCGACAGACAGG